AATGTATGGTCATGTTTACCGCCTGCACCACCTTCTACTTTATCTCTTGCGATAGCGGCATTCATATCTAGATATACAGGATAGTAATAACTTCTATAACCTGCGTAGTGAGTATCAGTACCATAAACTATCCAGGGTCCAGGACCTCCGTATTTTCTTTCAATTACTTTTTTTAATTCTCTTTCTGATAAACACCAATCTTCATAGATATCATGTATTTCGTTTGTTACTAAAATAATCCATGCAAGTTTACTATCGCCGAAAAACTTTTCAGCAACTATGTCAGGTCTATCACCATCTTTAATATCATAACTATCATAAGCAAAGGCATTTTCTCTAAACTTAGATTTTAATGCTACTCTTCTTATAATATCTTTTGCAACAATAATATTTGCTTTACCACCAGTTTCATATGTTGTAGTTAATGGGTTTGTTAAATCATATAACATCTCTGGAAATTTTCTAAAATAACTTGACATATTAGAATCCTTCAGCGATACGATGTTTAGTCATAGGTTCGATTTCTCTAAAGTTCATCGTACATTGTATTTCTGTAGGTTGACCATCTCTGGTTGTTGACCACACACCAGTTGATGTGTAATTAGTTGTAAATGATGTAAGAACACATGTAGATATTCTATGAATAAATGGGTTGTGGTCTTCTTTAAACATGATACTAATATCAAATAGAGATGGAAAAGAAAAGAATAATCCACTCTCTACTAACTCTGGGTGCATGTGAAATCTAAAAGTTTTAATAATATTATCTATTGCTACTGCCTCTGCCTCACTTCTTGCAGAAAATTCGTATGCAAATGAAAATTCTCTAAATGACATATCATCAAATCTTTGTTCGACATGTTGATTAGCAACTCTTCTTGTAGAAACTGTCAGTATGTTTCCTAAATTTAAACCGAATGCATCTGGTATTTTAATGACATTTTCTGCAATAACTCTTGCCACATCACCACCTTCTTGTCTCATTAGGTCACCACGAGTTGCAGGATCCATTGCTTTACTAATTAGTCCTGATATACCACCTTTTCTATTAAACAATCCTGCCATTTGACCCAACGCCGCACCACTATAGTTTGCACTTGAACCCATTTGAAAAGAGTTAGGAACTTGTAATGCGATAGAAGAATTTAATTTCTTCATTTTTCTAGGACCTTTAAATATCTGGTCTGCTACACCACCCACACCTTCAGCACCTTGTTTTACACCTTTTCCTGCAGTCTTGTTAACTTCACCAACTTTTTTTGTTGCAAGATCCTTAAGATTATTATAATCTGTCTCAAAATTATCTCTAATTTTTTGTCCTATATTTGTAGTACCTGCCTCTTGTCCTTTAGGTGCCACAAATGCTTTAGGTTTACCTTCTGTGGTATTAGCGGCAAGACTTGAAAATTCTGTAGTTTCATCTACAAAGATATCAAATATAACATGATGGTCTAATTCCATAGGAGCATCAACACCCATTTCAAGTGGGTATGATAATCCGTTTACTGCATATTTGTGAGGTCTACCTGCAGTAGCGGGTTCTCTACTATCTGTTAGAGAATGACCTCCTACTACATCGTTTACGAATTTTCCTATTGCTCTACCGAATGCCATGTATTTAACACCTATAAATATTTGTCATAGTATATTTATATGAGTTTGAGAGATGCCATACAAAGGAAGATACACACCTTTAAATCCTAAGAAATATAAAGGTAATCCAACAACAATTATTTATAGGTCTTTAATGGAAAGAAGATTTATGAGATATTGTGATACACATGAGAACATTATTCAATGGAATAGTGAAGAGTGCGTTATACCTTATGTTTCGCCTATAGACAGGCGCATACATCGTTATTTCGTAGATTTTTATATGAAAGTGAGAACACAAGAAGGTACTATTAAAGAGTATCTAGTAGAAGTTAAACCTAAGAAACAAACTAAACCCCCACCTAGAACACCTACTAAAAAGACTAAAAGATGGTACGGTGAAGTTAAAACATGGGGTGTTAATGAAGCAAAATGGAAAGCGGCAACAGAATTTGCTAAAGATAGACAATGGAACTTTGTAATTCTAACTGAAGAACATTTAAAGTAAAGGTATAAATACTATTATGGCGACTAAAGATGTACTAGGACAAGTAAGACAGAATGCTGGTAATACTCAAAAGTCTAGTCAATGGTATGTAAATCAAGTTCGTAAACTTGTAGGAGGTACATACCCAGCACCTAGATTTCAAGATGATTACAAGCGAAACTTGACAAATAATCCTTTGCCAGGTCGTATGTATTTATTTAAATACGACCCAGTAGGAAAAGGTACAACTGGGTTGCCTTATTATGATACTTTTCCTTTGGTGATACCATGGGATATAGCAAGTGATAGATTTATAGGAATTAATTTTCATTATCTGTATCCTTTAGTAAGAATACAGTTGTTAGAAAAACTAAGTCAGTATAAAGTAGGAACTACAGACTTAAATACTAGAATAAGAGCAGACTGGAGAATACTAGGAAATATTTCAAGATTTAAAGAAGTAAGACCTTCAGTTAAAATATATTTGAGAAGACAAGTGAGAAGTAGATTTTTGTTTATACAACCTGATGATTGGACTACTGCATCTATATTACCTACTGAGAAATTTGTAGGTGCTGGCAAGTCTAGTGTATTTGTTCAGAGTTCTAGAAAAATGAGAAAGAAGTAACAATGGCATTACAAGAATTTATAGCAAATGCAAAACTTAGAGATTTCGCAAGGTCAAGTAAATATCTTGTCATTGTTGATTTACCTAGAGGACCTTCAGCAAATCAAAACGGTGGTGCAAATCAATTAGCATCACTACTTAGAACTTTCGGAGTTTCAAGTGCAGATAGTTTTGCACAAAGTTTTAATAGAGCAAACGGTCAATATCTATCTTCATTATTTGCTGAAGTAACTGCCTTACCTGCACAAAACATAGATAGTAAATTACACAAAGTTTACGGACCTGGTAGAGAGATACCTTATGGTAGAAGTTATACACCAGTCAACATGACTTTTTATTTAGATGCTGGTTATGTACTAAAAGAATTTTATGAATCCTGGCAAGGTATGATATTTAATGATAAGACCTCACACATGAATTACTATAACGAATATACGACTAATGTTCATATACTTGCGTTAGATATGAGAGAAGGTAGATTTGGAACAAGAGGTTCTTTTTTAGAAAATGTAGGCACACTACAAAACAGTATTATACAAGCAAGATATCAATGTACCCTTGAAGAGTGTTATCCTAAAACGATAGCAGAGATTCCTTTAGGGGCGGCGACTAATGATGTTGCTAGATTAAATGTTCAGTTTCAATATAGAAAGTGGACAAACACATCTCAATTATTTGGGGTCGGAAATGTTTCTTCAACGACACATCCTGATCCTGTAAATTATAATCCCTCAACTGGACAGTTTGGGACATAGTGATTAAATTATAAGGAGAAATTAATGGCACTACCAAAAATAAATGCGCCAACATATGATTTGAAACTTTATAGTGATGGTCGAACAGTTAAGTTTAGACCTTTTCTAGTGAAAGAACAAAAGTTATTGTTAATGGCGGCAGAGGAAGGAAAACCTGCAGATATTATGAATGCTCTTGGTACAATCGTAAAAAATTGCACATTTGACCAAGTAGATCCTGAGCAGGTACCTCTGTTTGAAATTGAAAATATTTTTCTAAGACTTAGAGAAAAGTCAATAGGAGAAGTAGCAGAATTTAAATTAAAATGTAGAGATGAAGAATGTGGAGGAGTAACTCAAACAGGTGTAGATTTATCTACTATCACATTGCAAGGAGACGGAGTACCTAGTAACAAAATCAAAATTACTGATAACATTACTATTACTATGAGATATCCTACAATGAAAATGTTAGAGAATATGGGATCAATGACTTCAGTTGAAGATAACATGAACTTTTTAGCAGATGCAATCGAAAGCATTCAACATGGTGAAAATATAATTGATGCAAGAACTACTTCAAAAGAAGAGTTGCAAGAATTTATTGATAGTATGACACAGGATCAATTCCTGAGAATAAGAGATTATTTTACATCTATGCCAAGACTAAGCAAAGATGTAGAATATAAATGTGTGAAATGTGGTAAAGATAATGTAAGAAGTATTAGTGGACTACAAAATTTTTTAGCATAGGTCTCTCTCATGACGACCTTTTAAATTATATGCAAACAAACTTTACAATGATGCAACATCATAAGTATAGTTTAAGTGAACTTGAAAATATGATTCCGTGGGAGAGAGAAATATATGTAAATCTTTTAGTTCAACACATAGAGGCAGAGAACGAAAGATTAAGAAATAAAAAAGGATAAAAAATGGTTAAGAAACTACAACCCCAATCAAAGTATTCACAATTTGATGTAGATGGTGATGGTGTCGTGACCGATAAGGAAATTGCTATGGAAAAAGAAATGATGGAACTTGAAAGGCAAGAAGAAAAGGCAGAGGCACAAAAGAAGATGGCATGGGTTGCTATGGTATCTATGTTGGGTTTCACTATATTTTTATTCTTACCTATTATTCCAGATAGTAGAGTTTCGGCACTTGCTGAACTCTTAGGTTTATTCTATATAGGTCAAGCATCGGTTGTCGGTGCATATATGGGATTTACTGCTTATATGAGTAAAAGTAAAACAAAGTAGAGATAACAAATGGCAGACTTTCAATCACTAGCAGATGCTATCAATGAAATGAAAGAAGAACTTAGTGGTATAGGTTCTGAACAAGTTACATTTTTAGATAGCACGGAATCTTTATCTAATCAAATGTTGGTAGTGCAGAGAGAGATGCTAGTCGAATTGCAATCAATTCGTGAAGGTCTAAATTTTGAAAAACTTGCAGAGGTATTAAAACCTGCTCCTGATCCTTTCGGTAAAGCACAAAAAACAGAGACAACTAGAGAAGGTGATACTGGTCAAGAAACTACAGGTCAACAAGTACCTGATATAGAACCAGTCAAAGATAAGAAAGGTATGTCTCTACTCAAAACTATGGGCATCGCCGCCTTAGTAGCAGGAGGTGGTGCAATACTCGCCGCTATAGGTGGATTCTTAGATTTTGATGCTGAAGGTGTCAAGAAAAATGTCAAAACATTATTATCTATTCAAGATGATGTAGGAGGTGCCGCAGACTTCTTTGTGAAAGGCGGTACATTCTTCCTTACAAT